ATAGGGAGGAATTCTCATGGGAGAATTTTCTTTTTCGGATCATAAGTACATCCGTGAATTTGAGGACGCGCTCAACTCAATTTCTGTGGAAGTTCGTCCTGCCAGTAACATGGCTGTCTTATCTGATGATTTTGCCACGCGCAAACCCTACTGGACTTGGCTTCGGCACAAAGCCATTGGTCAACTAAAAGGAAACCCTCATCTTATTATGGAGTTCTTTGGTCTAAGAGACATCCCTGCTCCCGATATTTTCGCATGGTATTGCACAATTTACCACTCATTCCAGTTTCTCTGGTCAAGCTCTTCTTGTTTTTCCGATAACAAGCCCACTCAATGGGGTATCACAATCTTAAATTTTTTACATACTCTTACTATTGATTACGGAGTTGATGAAAAATTTATCTCTAAAAAATCAGCTCTATCGCTTTATACAGCACTCGTATCGCCCGATTTATTTTCTTCTATTCCCAATATAGATAAAAATTCTCCTTCTAGCTACTCACAACGCAAGGCAGCGGGCACAAATGAAACTATAATGGGTTGCGGTTGCTTAACTGCGATTTTAGTTTTGATAGTTGTCATTGTTTTCTTCTTTGATTAATCATACTAAATCATACTAATATTTGAGGTTCAGGATAAGGACGCATAAAAAATAACCGTCTTGGTCTGGATCGAAGCGGTTAGGTTGTATATGAAGGAGTGATCACAAATGAGGAAGAAACTTCTATCTGCAAGTCTCAGTATTATCATTGTTGTTTTACTTTTAGTCGGTTGCGGCAGTTCCGATTCGTCTGGCGGTACTATGGCAAGCGGTTCTTGGACATCTGGACAAACATCAATCAAACTTCTTGGTGCATCATGGTATGCTGAAAACGGTTATATCCATGTTTTTTACAGCATTGAAGCAACCAATAAGAGTTCTCGTTCTTTTGACGGTTCCTCCTTTAACATCACCTGCCTCGATGAAGAAGGCCGGGGTTTGGATTTTTCCTCAGGGTACATAGTGCCTATTGCCCCCGGTGATACCATTCGATTCTCAAATTCGCTCAAATATTTTGGTCGTGCGCCAACATCTGTCGATCTTCGTTTTATGGACAATATTGGTATGTATTCTGACGATTATATACCTTATCAGTCAGCGTTCCAAATTAGCAGTATTTCCACATCCTCCAGCAATGATTTTTATACAGTTTCCGGCACTGTTACAAATAATAGTACTGAAAAACAGGGCATTATGATATCTGCTATTTTTGCACAAAAAGGTGAGATTATCGGTGGATATTTCACTTATGCAGATCCATTGGACACAGGTGAATCCGAGTTATTTTATATTCTTGCACCACGAGCTTTTGAAGGATGCGACTTATATGCAGTTACAGCAAATGCATATTAACATCTTTCTTAGTTCACTTCTACGCATCCTTTTCTACTACAC